GTGTGCAGCCGTTTCACAGTTCTGGCCTGCGAAGTGACATATTCCCGTCCATTCACAGCTACCTCTGCCGTCCCGTTTATGCCTTTTACTTCTACCGTTACATAATAAGCGCTGCTGTCTGTAACGGCGACGCTCGCCCCTTCTGGCGGTTCTGTAAGGACAGCAGAAAAACCGTAGGAAGGATTAGACAGATAAAAGGTATACCGAGGTTCCTCCGGCGTAAAGCGAAGTGTTTCCTTTGCAAGCTCCTTCTCCTCCTCGCTCTCCCCGTAAAGAGTTCGAATAACCTGCAGCTCCTGAACCTTCGTCAGCTGGATTCCCTTCGGCGTCTTGGTAAGCTCCGTCCCGTATTCCAGAGAATAATCCGTACTGTCCCCAAACCTGACATTATCCAAAATTACCCGGTTTCCCGGAGAGCCTTTTGTAAATTCCAGCACCACCTGGTCAAAGGCAGGAAATTCGTGAGAAACCACCGTTGTCTCCTGCAAGTCTGCCAGCTGGTAGTCCTCCTGCAGCTTACCGTCATAGTAAGAATGAAAAACCACACATTCCGGAGCATTTCGGCCAAACTCCAGCGTCAGCCCGAAGCACTTAAATGCCGCCTCCAGGGTAATCGCAACTGTAGGATTCTTTGAGAAATTTCCCTTCTCGTCCGCTGTCTCTTCGCTGATATAGCCAGTATTCAGCACAATCTCCCCGCCCTTTCTGGGAAGAAACGTCTGCGCTCCAGCTGCCTGGGTATAATTCCTGCCAGCCAGAACATACTCTTCCTTTTCGGTTCCGTCCAGAATTCGGGCCGCGTGAGAAAAATAGGCCTCATTCTCCGAAGCCGCTGCCATATCCGGGATAAAGCTGGATTTTATAAAAATCTTCCCCTCCCGGTCCTGATAAATAATACAGCGCCCTGCATTGGCAATCAGCTGCAGCGCCTCTTTATGAGCCACCGCTGGAACAGGATTCTGGATTTTGACATCCTGAAGATAGGGATCGATATAATACTCCCGACGGTCCACTCCTGCGTCCTGAAACACATCATCCGCCAGCTTATACAAAGAAATCCCTTCTGGGTGAAGACGCCCCCTGTAATAAGTCTCTTCCATTGTGTCAAACCGATCCGAGGCTCCGATTTCCAGCTCCTCGTCATCTGCCGACCAGTCTTTTAAAGACAGCTTCGCCCCAGGCATCCATTCCACGCTTCCGCCCTCCAGCTCCTGTCCACACAGTACCTCTACATTCTGTCCGATTTCCAAAAACTGAACAGAAGACTCGGAATTTTCCACATCGAACTCCCGATCCCGATTGGCTGCCGTCATAGAAAAGTCAATGGTTGGAAGCTCCTCTGTAATTGGACTGATATGCTCCTTCTTGGTTGCGGAAAGAATCTTCCTGTTATCAAAATAAATGCCGATTCCCATTGTTATCTGATGGATTCGAAATCTGGACTGACCATTTACCATTTTCTTGGGAACCAGGCGAAGAAACGTAGCATCCGGGAAAATTTCTTCTGTCACAAAGTGGCCGGAAGCATTTCCCTTTACCTGAACCGTATTCTGATCTGATTCAATCACAAAATTCTGCGGATACACCTTTCCAAACTCAATGGTCAGTCCCTTAATCGATAGAGACACTGGGAAACGTATCTCAACCGCTCCCAAAAGCTTCTCTGTCACCAGCCCTGCATTCAAAACCACATCTTGCTTCATTCTTGGCAGGAAATACATACTGCCATCCACGGCAGACCAGTTCTCGTCACAGCCGGCATAAAGCTCCGCCACCTGATAATTATCAAAAGGCTTTGTAAGATCCGAAAAATAGGTAAATGCCTTTGGCTCAGCCACGGAAGCAGAAGCCTGGGCTGTCTGATTAATCATTCCGATTGTCACCCGAAGGAAGGAACATTCATCCCTGTATTTCTTTTTCATTTCCCGCTTATACGCATTACTTACTGCCTGCATTTAACTCAACTCCCCGCAGTCTACAATATTTACTTTGCACTGGCTATACATAGTCGGAAGGCCGTCCGGGCCGATAAACAGGGGCTGGGCAGTTCGGTCTCCCGGGTACATCCGGATCGTCAGCCAGTCATTGCTTACCATATCGGGAAACCGTACCGTCACCACAAAAGCCTTGAATTCCTTCAGCATCTCTGACCAGGTAGCCGCATCCAGCTTGTTCCAGACCAGGTTGTTAAGCTTATACTGGTCTCTTCCTACCCGCTGGCCCACAAACTCCCCATTGGCATTCTTTCCAGTGCTCACAAAGGTGGCCACCAGGAACTCCAATCCCCGATCCGGGGACGGAAATTCCCTGCCGTTAATATAAATAAAATTTGCCATTCATGGCCTCCCTTCTATGTTGTCCGCAGCGAGTACCCGGTGCGCTTATCCGAATATCCACATTGACTACCAGATCCAGCGCTTCTATCAGGCTGATAATTTTCTCCAGAAGTGCAATCATGCGCTCCATCTGCTCGCTGCTGCCGCCTCCTGCAGCCATCCGGGCCGCCGTCTGAGCCATGTCAAGCAGCTTGCTCTCCGGAGATACAATCTCTCCCTCTCTTCGGTTGTCTCCAATCACCGCCAGGCGCGGAGTATTGGCCTTCACATAGCCACCCTGAGCCAGACGCGGAAGGTGAATTTCTGGGATTTCCGGAATCAGCTCATCGTCAATACCTGGAATATGGTCCGCTACATCGTTCACTGCCTCAATCATCTTATTAATGGCCCGCACTACGTTGTTGGCCATTTTCTCCACGCCACCGATGATTTTATTAATAATCCCTTTAATCGTCGACCAGATATTATTGAAAATATCCTCTGTTTTCTTTTTCAGATTCTCCCAGGTATCTGACCAGGCCTTCTTGATATTCTCAAGAGCAGTAGAAATGCCATTCTTGATACCGTCCATCACGGTGCTAATCTTCTGGTGGATGGAGTCAATCAGGCTGCTGACGATATTCTTAATTCCTTCCCAGATGGCATTTACAAAATCTTTGATTGCCGTCCAGATGGTGGTCCACAAATTTTGTATTGCAGTCAAGGCAGAGACAACGATGTTCCAAATTATCTGAATCGCATTTGAAACCAAAAGTTTCATTAAATCCCAGGTGGATGACAAGAATGCTTTAATTCCGTTCCATGCCTTTTTCCAGTCTCCAGTAAATATACCCGTCAAAAAATCCAGAAGGCCGTTTAAGATATCCAGTACCGAATTTATAATTTCCGATACAGCCTCTAAAAACAGAAAAAACGCATCAACAGCTACCTGAATCTGCGTTCCGATTACAGGTGCTACTGTTTCAGCAAACCACGCAATAAATGGAACCAATACATTCTGCCATACCGCTGTAATACACTCCGCAACCTTACTCGCAAATTCCAAGAATTTATCTATCAGAGGCTGCAATCGTTCCGTACAGAATGCCGAAAATTGTTCTGCTGCAGACTGGAGGATAGGAAGGATGTGGGTCTGAAATGTTTCCAGCACAACCCCTGCTATCTCGGAAAATCCTTTCCCGAATGCATCCACCATAGGACCTATGGAAGTATCATAGGTTTCCTGTAAGCCTTTGAAAAAGTAATCTAAGGTCCCTTTTATGCTTCCTGTTGCCTCAGATACAATATCAATAATCGTCTGAAGCGATGACTGGATCAGAGGCGCCTGCTCTGTAAAAGGCCGAGCCAAAGCGCCAATTGCATCTGTTCCGAACTTTCCAACCAGCTCCGTCACACCCATAAAGGTATTGACAAAAACACCAATCAGATCAGCTGTAATCTGCTTTGCTGAATCAGAACGAAAAACCTCGCAAATTTCAGCGAGAATTTGAGAAAAATCTCCTACAATCCCTGCTGCCTCTGCCGTCAAATCGAACATTGAAACCAGATAATCTTTAATCTTTTCCGTGTTCTGGCTTAAATACTGTGCCATTCCACCTGTAAGATTATCCACGATACTGGCCCCAATTGAAGCCATCGAGCCAGTTACTTTTCCAATATTGAAGGCAAGGCTGTCTAACATATTGGAAAAAGCATCTGAAACTGCTGGGTCAGATGCAATCTCCTTAAAGGTATCCTGAATTGATTTTAAATTTTTGTGAATGGAGTCGAGAACCCCAACATCGCCAAACCCAATCTGAAATCCTGAAGCGAATAGATTCTTCAGCTCATTTACACGCTCAACAAGAGACTGGAGCTTTTTGTCATATGTATCCAGCGCCGTCGTATCCACTGGAACCGGTTCCAAGCCTCCCGAAACTCCGGCGCCTGCTCCTCCAGCTCCCCCTCCGCCGCCTGATTCCGGCTCAGGAGATACAATGTTCAGCTCGTCAATGGAAAACGCCCTGGCCATATCCTTGGCCGCCTTTTTCGCAGCTCCTGCCGCTCCTTTGGCCGCGTCTCCAATGCCTCCCACCGCTCCCGCGGCTTCTGAAGCATCCTGAACTACCTGCCCCATGCCGGACGTCTTCTGCTTCTTTCCAGAAAACAGGTTTGTCACGGCAAGAAAAGCATCAGCCAGCGACTGAAGCTTGGCAATCACGGAGTTAATGACCTTTAAGACCGGGGTAAACACATTAATAAGGCCCTGGCCAATGGTAGCCTTCAGACTGGAAAACTGGAGGTTCAGAACCCGGACCTGATTGGCCCAGCTGTCGGATGTTCTTACAAAATCTCCGGCTGCCGCAGTCAGCTGCTGCTGAACGAAGTTATAGCGAAGAGCCACCTTCTCCGCCTCCGACATGGCTGCCGTGGTCTTCCCGTAACCATTGGCCAGAGCGTACTGGTCAAGGGCAGCCTGAGTCATTACCACGCCCAGATCCTTTAAGGATTCCGTCTCTCCAGTAAATACCGATTTCAGCTTGGTATACGCCTCATCCTGGCTGATATTGTAGAAGGAGGCCACGTCCCCTGCCAAACCAGTCAGAGCAGTACTCATTTCATAAGCTGCCTGCTCATTAAAGCCAAAAGATTTGGCCATCGCTCCGAAGGTTCCAGTAAACCGCTTTGCCATTGTCTCAGACAGGCCAAACTGAGAAATTGCATTCTTGGCAAACTCATTGACCTGTTTCGACATGGACGGGAAGGTAACGTCAACGACGTTCTGCACTTCCTGAAGGTCGCTGCCTAACTTAATGCACTGAGCGGAAAAATCGACCAGCTTTTTTACGGCAAAGGCTGCCGCTATAGCAGCTCCCGCCTTCTTTGCAGTCGTCTGAATCCCTTTTAACTGCCTGTCAAAATCGTTTTTATTAATAACCAGATCAAGCCCAATCTGGCCTGCACTGTCTGCTCCCATAGATCCCACCTGCCTTTTAATGGACAGGCACATGGGCACAGCGTCCTAGATTTTTAATTCAAATTCTTTTCTGCAGTTCCGATTCTTGCATTTAAAAAATACCCCTCTGCAGGAGGCATCCTCGGCTTGAACTGCATTCACCGGATGCCCGCAGAAGGGACAGCATACTTTTTTCTTCGTTTCCTTTATCTTCTCAATCCGGAACACCTCCTGCCATCTGGATGAAGGCCTGCTTTAAGGATTCCAGCACAAAAGCAAGCTCTTCCTCACTCTTCTCCTCAGCATTTCTGAGCCTCCACTCCCGGCGGATTCTCTTCTGCTCCGGAGTAAAATATTTCAGCACTTCCTCATCCTCTTCTGAGCGAATCTGTATCACACGGCCCAGAGGAGTATCCGGTCCCAGGCCAGAAATCAGCGCCCGGAATTCATCCCATTTCATGGTTTTGAAATCGTTGGAATACAGCCGGAACCCGTACTGCGCAAAGAACGATGACACGATTAAATCAAAGTCCTCAAACAAATCGTAGTACGGGTCATCGCTCTCCCTGAGTCACTTCTCCGGAAATCAGCTGCACCGCCTCCTGGATGACCGTCATCAGAGCGCTGAATTTCAGCTTCAGTTCCTGTTCCATAATCATCCTGTCTGCTGCTGGAAATAACTGCTCATACGCCTTCATAATCTCCTTGACCGAGGGCTCGTCTGCACCTATCAGCTGCATGACGGAAAGCATCGTCACCGCGTCGTCGTTAACATGGATTTCCCGGCCCTGGATGAGCAGAACCGGCGGCTTCTCAAAGTTTAATTTCTCTGTAATATCAATTATTTTTGCCATCTTCGTTCTCCTCTGTCTAAGCTTCTGCTTTCGCTACAGTGGGCTTTCCATTGCTCAGCACGTCAAACTCCAGAGGCCCTACTGCCGTCGAATCGCCGGCGCCGATATTTTTCACATTGATAACAGCCATATCCCAGGAAACTGTGGTTCCATCCGGAAACGTCCAGGCAAAATACCCTTCTGCCTCTCTGCCGTTTTTAAAGGCCTTGTCCGCCACGTAATCGTTTCCTGTATCTCCCACATTTCTCTTTCCTGTGACAGAGATGGTAATACCCTTTGCCGTTAAAAGGCGTCTTACCCAGCCTTCCGTATCAAACGGCGTCCACTCCTCCACGCCATTGTCAAAGCTGACGGAAAAGGTCTCCATATCTGCGATAGAGGTAGCGCCTTCCTTGGCGTCCCCTACCTTAAACTGATTTTCATAACACGGATATACTCCTGTCTTTGCCATCGCTATCTGCTCCTTTCATAAATCATATCAAACCAGATGACCCGCTCATACACGCCGCTTTCATCGGTTCCCACATCAACCGGTTCCGGAACCTCCATGCGGATAAAATGCACCTTCGTGCCTCCCACTGTCAGGCCTCCTTCTCCTGCCTGCCGGATCTTCTCAAACAGGCCGGCGGCCGCTTCCTCTGTCTGGGAAGAATATTGATTCCAATGCACCAGCACAGAAATCTGTTTCACCTCATAGGAGGTATTTTCAAGACCCCCAAGTGCCATTCTGGGCTGCCCAGACGGCTTCCTCTGATACACGCCGATGGTTTTCTCTGGTTTGCTGTCAATCTTTCCACAATAAAAATGCTCGCCGGTCTGTAAGGTTTTAAGCCAGTCCTTTACATCTGATAATGTCAGCATCTATACCTTTGCCTCCTTCTTATAAAACCGCTGAAAGGCCTCTTTCGCAAAGCCTGCGCTGACGCCGCCAGGAAGCCAGGGCTTAAACCACTCTCCGCCGGCAAACGGGTTCTCGTCCGTCTGGAACTGATATTCCGGATGATAGTAAAGGCGGCGTGCATACGGCGTGGAAGAAATAATCGAGACCTTTCCCTGGGCAGAATTCTTGTACTCCACAAAGGTAGCGTCTTCCTGCAGATGTCCTGTCTCAAAAGGCATTACCTGCGCCTGCACCACTTCTGTATGAAGTGCCTCCGCCGTTCTCTCCAAAGCCGACACCGCTGCCTGGTTTAATTCCTGAATCCGGCCCATATTTAACTTTACTGTTGATTTCACCTTCACCTATATCACATCCAATCGTGTGTAGTTGACTGTTCCATCTGGATTCCTGGCCTTCTCTCCCTGCCAGATCCTCCGTTTGACTCCAAATACCGTGATCGTTCCACCAGAAATCACAGGAGCCTGCGGAAAGGCATCTCCAGAAAGGAGCGCACATCCGGACAGCTGCACCAGCTTTTTCTCTGCAGTCAGAACCGTTTTCCCCTTATCCTGGTAATTACACCGGACCTCCCCGGAAAAAATCACCTCCGGGCCTCCATCCTCTGTCAGACCCTCTCCGTATAAAGTCACCTGTACCGGAATCTGGCAGAACCGTTCCGGTACAAGCTCCGGCCACTTCATCGCCCCACCGCCAGCCGGCAGGTCAGGCCAGTCTGGGCTAACAGTGCGTAATCATCCCGCTTCATGGCGACTCCTTTCCCAGTGAATACATTCCATGCCTGGCCATTAAATCCCGCCGAGACGCCGTTGATACTGTAGGAAGACAGCGCGCTTGCCAGAAGGTCTGCATTTTCATACTCAAAGTCCGCCTGTCTGCATACCACTTCACGGATAATCTCCTGCTGAAACTCTGTCAAACTGGAAAATCCCCGGCCTACAATCCGGTTGTAGGTCAGGGAATCAATATGACGGGAGGCCTGGCGGAGAGCCTGCTCCTGCTTCTCTTCCGGTATAGCGGCGCCTTCATAAACAGTTCTGTAATAGTCTGGAGAAGCATATGGTTCGTAGGCCATGCTACTCACCTGCCTTCGCTGTTTTCGTCCGCTTTCCCTCCTGGTCTTTTTCCTCCCCTGCATCCGCCTGCATTCTTTCCAGAGATGCCAGCTGCTCCCTTAATTCTCGGTTCTCCAGCTGCAGCTGCTCCTTTTCCTTTTTCAGAGCCATGTACTCGTCAAAGTGGACTGTCTTTCCCCGGCCATAGGAAATCACCTGGCCGTCGTCGTCCAGAATGTCAAATCCAGCCTCCTGATAGCTCTTCTGGGTGGTTTCATTTACATCGTAGACTTTATTTCCCTTTACTGCCTTCATTCTGCACCTCCTATGAATGCTTCGTTACGTTCATGGCACAGCCAGCTGCTTTCTTCTCCAGCAGGAATAAATCGCCGTAGCAGCGGTTCTGGTACAGATATCCGTCTGCCGTTCTGGAATCCGTGCCTGGAGTAAACAGCTTAATATAGCTGTACTTATCCCTTGCCACCACGCAGGAAGGGTGAACCAGGATCCAGTTAATCTGGTCTGCATCCGGAGCGGCTGTACATCCTTCTGTGAAATTGTACTTGCTCTTCATGCGGGCAGAGGGAACCATCTTAATCTGCACGTCGTCCAGGCTGTGAACCTTGCGGTTTACGCTGACTGGCGTTGTCACTGTCACCACCCGCTGAATTCCTTCTGCCTCTTTGACAACCTTATTCATGGTGGGCGTCACATACAGGATTCTTCCCTCCTCCGGAACTCCTGCCTCATCCATCAGAGCCATCTCTGTGTCAAAAGCCTCCAGGAAGCTGGCGGCGTTTACCACAGTCTCCGTGTCGATTCTTCCAGAGTAAGAAGTCAGCTCCGCGTGAAGCTTGGAGTACCGATAACAGTCCTTCTCCGGAATCGCCTGATCCTCCTCGAACGTGTTCTGAATGTTGGCAACTGAAAGTGCCAGGTTTGTTTCGTCGATGTCCATCGGATCAATCCAGAACTCAATATCTCTGTCGTGAGCCAGCTTCTTCGGCTCCCAGTCATTGGAAAGCGTTCCTGCATTAAATCCAAGGGTCCTCGTGTGGTCCTTGTAGCCGGATACTGTAATCCTCGGGAGCTTGATGGTCTGGGCATTCAGGAACTTCACCTGGGGATTGCTCTGGGACAGCGCGTCCGAACAGAGCTCTTTTGCATACTTCTGAGCCAGAAGCTGAGTAAACTGTGTTGCATAATCGTAAACTGCCATGTGTTACCTCTCTTTCTACTTAATACCGAAGGCTGCTTTCAGTGCAGCGTCATCGGTCTGTGTCTGATTTCCAGTTCCGGAGGCTCCCATCTGGACGAAGCCTCCCTGGCCATTCTGCGCCGGCTTTAACCCCGGAACGTCCTCCAGCGTCTTTTTCAGGGCGTTGGACACCGTCTCCTCGTTGATCTTCCCATCCTGGCCGACAGCCTGGCCAAAATCTGTCATTTTAATCAGATACGGGATGGTTTTCGCGTCTACGCCCAGGCCTACTGCTGCCATAATCGCCGCATTCTCCAGCTG